CAATTAAAATAAAATTATGACTAAAAATGATAAAGGGCATTGGGCTGAACTGTATGGTAAGGCGTGGTTAGTTGAGCAAGGTTACTGGGTATTCACTAACGTTGCACCACAAGGTGTAATTGATTGTGTTGCTATCAATCAGAAGACACATGAATGTATCTACATTGATTTCAAATGTGTACATTACAATTCAAAGGGTTGGATTACTTCACGCATCACTAACAAACTAGGAAAGAAACTTGGTGTAAGGATTGTTTACGTTTGCCCTGAAACTAAAAAAGTTTGGTTCAAACGTACCCTAAAAGAATATAGAAAACAGTTAAGCAAAGGAGAACATTTAAAATGAAGAGGAGATACGTGTTTGACATTGAGTCTGATGGACTCATGGATGAAGCAACTAAGATACATTGTATTATCTTATATGATATAGACAAAGATGAAATAATACATGTTGATAACTGGGACGCTATTAAGTTAATGAGTCGTGCTAAGTTATTAATTGGACACAACATAGTTAAGTTTGATTTACCTATGTTAAAAAAGTTTTATGACTTTGAACCTAAAGGAGAAATCTTTGACACCATCATCGCTACCCGTTTATTATTTCCTGACATTAGAGACGCAGACTTCAAGCGTGGTAATGGCTTTCCCACTAAGCTTATAGGCAGACACAGTCTTGAGTCATGGGGGCATCGCATTGGTGAGTACAAAGCACACATAGAAACAGACTGGAAAACATTTACCCCTGAGATGTTAGAGTACTGTAAGCAAGACGTACATGTTAACGTTGGTTTGTATCGAGCAATAGAAAAGAAAGGTTACTCTAAACAAGCTATGGAACTAGAGCATGACGTAGCTAAACTTATATTCAAACAAGAACAATATGGATTTATGTTTGATGAAGACAAAGCCAAAGAACTCTATGGTAAATTAGAGGCTAGACGCTTAGACATAGAAGAGGAACTACAAGAACTGTTCCCACCTATAATTAAAGAGACAACATTCATACCTAAAGTTAACAACAAGACTAGAGGATATGTTAAGGGTCAACCATTTATTAAGAAGCATGAAGAAACATTTAATCCATCCAGTAGACAACATGTATCACAAAGACTGATAGATAAGTATGACTGGAAACCTGATGAGTATACAACTGATGGTAAGCCTAAGGTTGATGACTCAGTACTAAACAGTTTAGATTATCCTGAGGCAAAACTCCTCGCTGAACATTTCCTTTTAGATAAAAGGATTGGACAGTTAGCCACAGGTAATCAGGCATGGTTGAAGCTTGTTAAAGCTGGCAGACTTCACGGCACTTGCAACACCAACTCGACAGTGACTGCAAGAGCCAGCCATGCCTACCCTAATTTAGCACAAGTACCCAGTGCTCACGCACCTTACGGTAAAGAGTGTAGAGAATTATTTACTACACCATTCAATCGTAAGCTAGTGGGTATAGATGTATCAGCATTAGAAGTCAGAATGTTAGCACACTACATGGCTAAGTTTGACAATGGTGCATACACTAAGGTAGTACTTGATGGTGACATCCACACAGAAACACAGAAGCTAGCTGGTCTAGACTCAAGAGACTTAGCTAAACGTTTCTATTATTGTTTCTTGTATGGTGGTGGCGTGAACAAGATAGCTGATGTTACTGGTAAGACAGTGAAGGAAGCCAAACAAGTTAAGCAAAGATTCTTAAACAACTTACCAGCCTTAAGTAAACTTATAGAAGCTGTACAAAAAGCAGCAGCTAAAGGTTACATCAAAGGACTAGATGGCAGGAACGTTAAGGTACGCTCAGCACACTCAGCATTGAATACATTACTACAATCAAGTGGTGCATTAGTATGTAAACGTTGGTTGGTTGAGTTTAATAAAAGAACACAAGGTTACATGAATGTTAACCAAGTGGTGTGGGTACATGATGAGATACAAGTAGAGTGTGGCTCAGACTGGACAGACATCATAGGTGAGAAAGCTGTTGAAGCTATCGAAGCAACAGGAAAGTACTTTGATTTAAGAATACCACTGACTGGTGAATACAAAGTCGGTAACAACTGGAGCGAAACACATTGACACAAAGACAACCACAAGTACCTAAAGGTACAAAAAGAGAAATACTTATTGATGGTGACATTCTTATTTATCAGATTGCTCTTCAAAATGAAGAAGCAATTAACTGGGGCAATGGACTATGGACTCTTCATTCATATGAAGACAAGTGCTATGGTCTAGTAGATGAAGCTATTAAGAAACTTAAAGAAGACTTACAAGCAGACAGAGTTAAGATATGTTTAACATCTCCTTCTAATTTTAGAAAGGATGTATTGCCTACATACAAAGACAATCGTAAAGCTAAGCGTAAGCCACTAATACTTCCAGTGTTGCGTAAGTATATTATGGAACATCACAAAGGAATCATGTGGGACAACGTAGAAGCTGATGATGTCTTAGGTATTTTAGCTACTACACCTGACCCACATTTTGATATAGATAAAGTTATTGTATCTATTGATAAAGACTTAAAACAAATACCAGTGGGTGTATCTTCTGATGGTGTTAATATCCAAAGGGTCACACCATATGAAGCTGACTACTGGTTCATGACTCAGGCACTTATTGGTGACGCAGTAGACGGATACACTGGGTGTCCTACTGTGGGTATCAAGACAGCTGAGAAGATACTAGGGACAGATATTAATGTACCCCTCTTAGACCTGTGGGACAAAGTTTTACAAGCCTATGATAAGAAGGGATACACAGAAGCTGAAGCATTACAACAAGCTAGGTGTGCTCGTATACTGCGACACGGTGAGTACAACAAAAAAACTGGAGAAGTAAAACTATGGCAACCAAGAAGAAGGTAGAAGTAAACGCAATTAACCCTAAGCATTACTCAAGATATAAGATACAACCCATACAGTTTATTATCGAGAATGAAATACCATACTGTGAGGCTAATGTTATCAAATATCTATGTCGTTGGCGTACCAAGCACAAGGACATGGAAGGTAAGCTTGAGGATTTAAAGAAAGCAAAAGAGTATATAGATATATTAATTAGAGAGAACACACATGTGAACCCTCTCAACATATTATAGGAGTGAATATGGATTATAGCAGAGATGAATTGTTAACCTCGTTTGGTAAGACTACCTTACATGATAGGTACTTATTACCTGAAGAGACCTCACCACAAGATGCATTCATGAGAGCAGCTAAAGCTTTCTCTGCTAATGATGAGATGGCTGAGCGTATATATAATTATTCATCTAAGCTATGGTTCATGTACGCCACACCTATTTTAACTAATGGTGGTACAGAGAGAGGCATGCCTATTTCATGCTTCCTTAATTATGTACCTGATAGTAGAGAAGGACTGACTGGACACTACACAGAGAACGCTTGGCTAGCCTCAGTCGGTGGCGGCGTTGGTGGTTACTGGGGTCATGTACGTTCTGATGGTACTAGCACTAGCAATGGTTCTCAGTCGTCAGGGTCAATACCTTTTCTACATGTAGTAGACTCAGAGATGTTAGCCTTCTCACAAGGAAAGACTAGAAGGGGCAGCTATGCCGCTTACATGGACGTAAGCCATCCTGAGATTATAGAGTTTCTAGATATGCGTAAGCCTAGTGGTGGTGATGTACACAGGAAGTGTCTTAACCTACATCATGGTGTTAACTTATCTAATGACTTCATGGAGTTGATTGACAACTGTATTAAAGAACCAACGTTTGATGATAGCTGGAATCTAACTGACCCACATACAAATGAGACAGTAAGAACTATATCAGCACGTGAGTTATGGCAGCGTATATTAGAAAACAGAGTAGCCACAGGTGAGCCATACATTATGTTTGGTGACACAGTTAATGATGGACTACCTCAAGCACAAAAAGATTTAGGTTTAAAAGTAAACCATTCTAATTTATGTACAGAAATAACCTTACCAACTAATGAAGAACGTACAGCTGTGTGTTGTTTGTCTTCAGTCAACTTAGAAAAGTATGATGAGTGGAAGGCTGACCCAATGTTCATACCTGATTTAATTCACTTTCTCGATAATGTGCTACAGCACTTTATTGACAACGCACCTGACACTTTATACAAGGCTAAGTTTTCTGCTGTGAATGAACGTAGCTTAGGGTTAGGTGCAATGGGATTCCATTCTTACTTACAATCTAAAGGCATACCATTTGAATCAGCTTTAGCTAAGTCTAAAAACTTACAGATGTTTAAACACATTAAGGAACAGGCTGTCAAAGAATCTAAACGACTAGCTATTAAGAAAGGTGAAGCACCTGACATGGAAGGTACGGGTAGGCGTAACGCTCACCTACTTGCTATCGCACCTAACGCTTCTAGCTCAATCATCTGCGGTACTACATCACCGGCTATTGAACCATACAGGGCTAATGCCTATGTGCAGAAGACAATGTCAGGTTCATTCTTGGTTAAGAATAAACACCTAGAGAAACTATTAGAAAGTAAAGGTATGAATGATGAGAAGACATGGAAGAAGATACTAGCCAACAGAGGTTCAGTATTAGAACTCAAAGGTCTTACTGATTATGAAAAGGATACATTCAAGACAGCCATAGAAATTAATCAACAGTGGATAATAGAACATGCAGCAGACAGACAAGAGTTTATTTGTCAGGGACAATCTGTTAATGTATTCGTTCCAGCTGATGTACACATTCGTGAACTACATGACATACACATGTTGGCTTGGAAAAGAAAACTCAAGACGCTTTACTACTGTCGCTCAGAAGCAATAAAGAGAGCAGAACTAGTGTCACAAAAGATAGAACGAACAATTATTCCTGATGGGGAATGTATAGCTTGCGAGGGATAATGAATTTATTTAAAGAACGTACACACTATAAACCATTTACATATGACTGGGCGTTTGAGTCCTATGACATGCAACAGAAAATGCACTGGCTACCTTCAGAGGTTTCTTTACATGAAGATGTAAGAGACTGGAATGAAAGGCTGACAGAACCTGAGAAGAATCTTATTAATCAGATACTTAAATTCTTTACACAAGGTGACGTAGATATAGCTAAGGCTTACTTAGATAAATACTTACCTAAGTTTAAAGTGCCTGAAGTACGTATGATGTTAACTTCTTTTGCAGCCAGTGAAGCTAATCATGCACATAGTTATTCTATGTTAAATGATACATTAGGTTTACCGGAGTCAGAGTTTAAAGCGTTTCAAGAATACAAAGAGATGGCTGATAAACATAAGTACTTATTTAAAGACAAAGGTAAAGGTGTAGAAGGACTGGCTAGAGACATAGCTTGTTTCTCTGCGTTCGGTGAAGGACTACAACTGTTCGCTTCATTTGTTATGCTACTTAATTTCCAACGCTTTGGTCGCATGAAAGGTATGTGTCAAATAGTTACATGGTCAATACGTGATGAGTCACACCACGTAGAGAGTATGATTAAACTGTTTAAAGAAATGATTAAAGAGAACCCAAGTATGTGGAATGATGATTTTAAAGCCACTATCTATCAAACCTGTAGAGACATGGTTGAGCTAGAGGATAAGTTTATTGACCTAGCATTTGAGCAAGGGGGCATTCGTGGGCTAGAACCTAAGGAAGTTAAGCAATACATAAGGTACATTGCTGACCGCAGGTTGTTACAACTATCATTGAAACCTAACTACAAAGTAAAAGATAACCCATTAGAGTGGTTAGACTGGGTTCTTAATGGTGTTGAGCACGCTAACTTCTTTGAGAATAGAGCAACTGAATACAATAAAGGAACAATAACTGGTACACTATGGACTTAAAGTACCCGTTTTAGAAGGATAAAATATGTTTATAAAAGATATAGTAGGTAAGAATGAAGAAGAAACCACCTTACCTAAAACAGTACCACAGTTTATCAAGCTGTTAAATAGTTTATATCCTGAGCAATCACCTGATATCTCAGATGAAATGAAGGACATATACTTCAAGGCTGGACAACGTGATGTTGTTCGCTTTATTAACCAACTTAAAGAAAGAGATAAGTAACAATAAGGAGACAACATGTGCACAGGTAGCCCAAGAGTTTCAACACCACCACCAGCACCTACTCCAGCTCCACCTATAGCTTCACCATCAGGAGAAGAAATAGCACCAACACTTAAGGTAGCTGAAGAGAAGTTAACTGAAGCAGAAAAGAAAAAGAAAGTCAAGCGTAAAGGTACAAAAGCTTTACAAACAACAGGCTTGTCTATTCCTACTTCAGGGTCAGGATTGAACATTAGTTAATTATGAAAGAGATGATGAAAGAAACAGCAAAACAACGCTATGAAAAGCTTAAAGAAGATAGACAGCATTATCTAGATAGAGCCCGTGAGTGCTCAGAACTTACAATACCTACCCTTATTCCTGACGAAGGCTTCGAGTCAAGCTCAGACCTATATACCCCATTCCAATCAGTGGGAGCACGTGGTGTTAACAACCTAGCTTCCAAACTTCTATTATTATTATTACCACCCAACTCACCCTTCTTTAGATTATCTTTATCAGGTAAAACTAAAGAGGAACTAGAGCAGAACCCTGAATTACAATCTGAAATTGAGAAGTCTCTAGCCAAAATTGAGCGTGAGATACACAAGAAAATAGAGAACCTAGCACTTAGAGTATCTGTATTTGAAGCACTAAAACATCTTATTGTAAGTGGTAATGTACTAACATATCTACCTAAGAAAGGCAACATGCGTGTATATGGTATAACACAATTTGTTTGTAGAAGAGATGAGGAAGGTAATTTATTAGAAGTAATTATTAAAGAAAACATTAGTCCAATAGCATTGGATGAAGAAACACTACAAGTTATAGGTAAATATCCTGATTATAAAGAAGATGAGGACTGTGAGATATACACTCATATATACAGATTACCTGACAGCAAATACTATGTATGTCAAGAAGTTATGGGACACAAAATACCAAGCTCAGTAGGTACATACCCAGCAGACAACATGCCTTACCAAGCATTACGTATGGTAAGAGTAGATGGTGAAGACTATGGACGTGGTTATGTAGAGGAATTTCTAGGAGACCTAAGGTCACTAGAAGGACTATCACAATCACTAGTAGAATCATCAGCAGCTGCAAGTAAAATAGTTTTCATGGTACGCCCTAACGCTGTAACCCGTAAACGAGATTTGGCTAACACTAGAAACGGCGACATAATTACAGGACAAAGAGACGACGTAACATGTCTACAAACTGATAAGCAATATGATTTGTCTATTGTAGAACGTAGCATAGGACGACTAGAGGAACGTATGTCATACGCTTTCTTATTACACACAGCAATACAAAGAGATGCTGAACGTGTAACAGCACAAGAAATACGTTACATGGCTGAACAGTTAGAGACTAGTATGGGTGGTATATACTCATTATTATCTCAAGAGTTTCAATTACCATTAGTACAAGTATTAATGAAACGTATGTCTCAATCCAATGAGATACCAAAACTTCCAAAAGATTCTGTAGCACCTACTGTTATCACAGGTATAGAAGCTTTAGGACGTGGTAATGACCTACAGAAATTAAGAGAATTTGTTATGGAGATAGGACAGCTTGCACAGATTAGTCCTGAAGTAGTACAGTCATTAAACCCTAGTGACTTGATTACCCGTGTTGCTACTAGCTTAGGTATCGACACTGAAGGCTTAATTAAGAGTCAAGAACAACTAGCTCAAGAGCAAGAAGCTGCACAACAGCAAATGCAACAGCAACAAATGATGGATATGGCACAGGATGTAGTAAAACCTGTTGCTGATAACATGACTAAACCACAATAAAGGAGAAGAAATAAATGGTAGAACAAGTAGTAGTACAATCAGATGAGACAACATCAGAAGCCCCAGCAGTAGAAGAACAAGTATCTAAACCTGAAGGCTTACCTGAGAAGTTTAATTCTGTAGAAGACATGGCTAAATCATACGCTGAATTAGAAGCTAAATTAGGGCAACCTAAAGAAGAGCCTAAGGAAGAAGCGAAGGCTGAAGAACAACCTAAAAGTGATTTAGAAATACAAGCTGATGAAGCTGTTGAGTCTGCTGGACTTGACATGGATTCACTCAGTGCAGAGTATGCAGAGAGTGGACAACTAGCTGATGAGTCTTATGAAAGATTAGAGAAAGTTGGTATCAGTAGAGATATAGTAGACCAGTTTATTGCTGGACAAGAAGCTAGAGCACTACAACAAGGTAGTGAAGTTAAGAGTATAGTAGGTGGAGAAGCAGCTTACATAGAGATGACTCAATGGGCTGGCAACAACTTGTCTACAGCTGAAGTAGAAGCTTACAACAAAGCTGTTAATAGTGGTGAGATGGAAACTATCAAGCTAGCTGTTACAGGTTTACAAGCTAGGTATATAGCGGCTGAAGGAAGCGACCCTAAATTATTATCAGGTAAAGCAGGTGCTACTTCACAAGGTGGCTATGAATCATGGGCTCAAGTACAAGCTGACATGGGCGACCCAAGATATGCTAAAGACCCAGCTTTTCAAGCTGAAGTACAAGAGAAATTAGCAAACAGTAATTTATAGGAGACATACGATGTCATATGGTAAACCAATGAAAAAAGGGAAGACTAAAAAAAGAGGTAAATGTTAATGGCTAAACGTGGATTATATGCAAATATAAATGCTCGTAAGAAAGCTGGAACAAGTAGACCCAAGTCTAAATCTACCATAAGCAAGACAGCTTATTCTAATATGAAAGCTGGTTTCCCTAAAAAGAAAACAGTAAGAAAGAAAAAGTAAATGCCAGCAAAGAAACACCAAAGCCCTAGTGGCGGATTAAATGCCGCTGGTAGACGTTATTATAAACGTAAGACTGGGGCTAATCTTAAACCACCTGTAACAGGAAAAGCACCTAAAGGTTCTAAAGCAGCTGGGAGACGTAAAAGTTTCTGTGCAAGAATGAGTGGTGTTAAAGGTGCAATGAAAAAACCAAATGGAAAGCCAACACGTAAGGCTCTAGCTTTACGTAAGTGGAAGTGCTAATGGATAAATTTGGATTGAACAAAGAAGACTTTGAGTCTTATAAAGAGTATAGGAAAGCGTACCACAGGTTATATAATAAGACTGCAGCTTATAAAAAACAGCAGCAGAAATATCAACAGTCTGATGAAGGTAAATTAGCACTGAAGAAATATAAACAGTCTAATAAAGGTAGATTAACACAAAAGAAATATAAACAGTCTAAGAAAGGCAAATTAACATACAGAGTACACAGTGCCAAAAGAAGAGCATCTGAATTACTGAGAACACCGACTTGGTCTGAAGAAGAACTTATTAGAAAGTTTTATATGAATGTTCCTAAAGGCTATCACGTAGACCATATAATTCCCCTACAAGGAGAAACTGTATCAGGCTTACATGTAATAGGTAATTTACAATATTTAACACCCTCAGAAAACAGTAGTAAAAAGAATAAGTTTTAGTAAAATATAACAGTGCGACCTTTTTAGGTGGCTGTTGCCGACAAGTAGTGCAACTTGACCTTCTGCGGAAGACAATCTTGGGGTGAATCTTAGAGGCGTTTAACAACAACTAAACTACAACCAAAGGAGATTTATTATGGCAGGTGCTAGTCCAGTATCAGTCGGTAAAATCAACACTGGTGGTTCAGAAGACGCTCTATTTCTTAAAGTATTTTCAGGAGAGGTATTAACTTCATTTGAACGTGCTTCAGTAACTCAAGGAGCTGAGACTGTACGTACAATCAGTAATGGTAAAAGTGCACAATTCCCTGTAATGGGCAGAATTGATGCTTCTTATCATACAGCTGGTACAGAAATCACTGGTAGTGACGTAAACCACAACGAGAAAATCATAACAATCAATGACTTATTGATATCTTCTGTCTTTCTTTCTAACATAGAAGAAGCAAAGAATCATTATGATGTTAGAGGTTCTTATTCATCCGAAATCGGTAGAGCATTGGCTTTCCAAAAAGATAAGCACATTCTACAAACAATCGGACAAGCAGCACAAGCTTCTGCAAACGTAGCTGATTCAGGCTATGCTTCAGGAACTGTGTTAACAAACACTTCAATCGCTAGTGCGACAGCTGCTACAGCTGCTAACGCTGTGATTGATTCACTCTTCGACGCTGCTAAACAGCTTGACGCTAACTATGTGCCAAGAGAAGGACGTAAGTGCTTCATCAGACTTGAAGAGTATTACAAATTAGCAAACGCTACCAACGCTATTAACGTTGACTTTAGTGGTCAAGGTTCTATTGCTGAAGGTAAAGTAGTCAAGATTGCTGGTATTGAACTAGTACCAACACCACACTTTGTGGCTTCTGACTTCTCAGCTTCAACAAACGTTGACGGCGGTTCTGCTACAGCTGGTGGTTCAAACCCACAACAAGTTGATTTATCTAACTATGTTGCATTGGTTTGTCACCCTTCAGCAGCTGGTACTGTTAAGCTCATGGACTTAGCAACTGAAATGGAATATGACATAAGACGTCAAGGTACATTGATGGTAGCTAAATATGCTATGGGTCACGGCGTGCTTAGACCTGAAGCAGCTGTAGGTATTAAAGAAGCTTAATCGTTTCTTATACTTAACCTTGAGGGGATGGCTTATGCTGTCCCCTCTTTATTGAGGAAATTATGGCAACACAAATAACACCAACTACCGAGTTACAAGCTATCAACACCATGCTCTCTGCTATTGGAGAAGCACCTGTTAACTCAATTAGCGGCATAACAAACGTAGATGTATCTGTCGCTATAAATATACTTGATGAGACTAGCCTCTCTGTACAAAGTGAGGGCTGGAACTTTAACTCTGAATACAATGTAACTTACTCAATAGATGATGATAGTAAGATTCCATTACCTTCCAACTGCGTCCAAGCTGACGCCCATGCAACACACAGATATCAAAACGTAGTAATACGTGATGGTAAACTGTATGACCTAGATAATCACACAGACATTTTTACAAGTGTCCCACCATTAGATGTTGTGCTGATACAACAATTTGAACAACTACCTGAATACGCTAGACGCTATATTACAGTAAAAGCAGCTAGACGTTTTGCAGCTAGATTTATTGGTGATGCTGGTTTATCTGAGTTAATGAGTATAGATGAACAGGAAGCTTATAATAACTTTAAGCAATCTGATTCTAGAAGTGAGGATGTAAACATACTAGAAGGGGATGCAAATACATATTCAATAATTAACAGACCACCTAGAAGGACTTATTAATGGCAGTAGTTTCTCAATCAATACCTAACTTTCTGAATGGTATAAGCCAACAAACCCCTACCCAACGTGGTATTAATCAAGGTGAAGAACAGATTAATTGTCAAAACAATATAATCAAAGGCTTAGGCAAACGCCCACCATCAGAATATATAGCTACACTAGATGCTACAAATGTGTTTCCTAACACTACAAAGATATGGAGCATACAAAGAGATGAGAACAATAAGTACATGGCTGCATTTTACAATGGTGGTGTAAGAGTTTTTGACTTACAAGGTAATGAGAAGACTGTGACTTACCCTGATGGTACATCTTATCTTACGACTACTAACCCTAAGAATGATTTTAAGATGGTTAACATTGCTGACTATACTTTTGTATCTAACAAATCTATAACACCAACACAAAGTGGTACAACTACAGCAGCTAAAGAAGAATACTTTTATATAGTGTTTAAGGTAACTAACTTTGGTAGAGAGTATGCAATACACCTTACTCACCCTGACTTGCCTTATGGTATTAATGCAATTATACAAATGCCTGACGGTAGTGACGCTAACCATGACACACAGTTTAGAGACACAGCAAAGCTAATAGATATCTTTAGATATGGTACAAGCAGTACTTATTGGGACTCTTCTTCTAGTATAGAGTTTAAATTAACTAGAGCAGACACAGGAGCAACACTAACTACAACACAAGGTTTAAGCAGTTATTCAGCAGTTACAGCTGAGTTTACATTTACAGAACATCAGTCTGCACTGCGTGGTTATGTAGTAGACCAAAACACTAGCTACACAGTAGAGACACATGATGGAGCGGGTAATGCTGAACTATATGCTGTTAAAGATGAAATACAAGATTTTACTAAGCTACCTTATTATGCAAAGTTAAATGATAAGATTAAAGTAACAGGGGATGCTGGTGATACAACATCAGATTACTATGTTAACTATGTAGGCAATGGTGTTTGGGAAGAATGTATAGCACCTAACACAAGTACAGGTCTTAATAATGCTACTATGCCACACGCTCTTATTAACAACAATGATGGGACATTTACTTTTGCTAAACAAAGCTATACAGAAAGAGACGCTGGGAATGATGTAACAAATCCTGACCCTACATTTGTAGGACAGAAAATACAGAACCTTACATTCTATAAAAATAGACTAGGTATATTAGCTGGAGAGAACTTAATATTATCAGGTAATGCTGATTTCTTTAATTTCTTTGCAACAACAGTAACACAAGTATTAGATACAGATGTTATAGATGTTGCAGCTTCAGGTACAACTGTTAACGTATTAAGAAATTCAATATCATTCAACGAGACCTTACTGTTATTCTCCGACACATCACAGTATAAACTCGCTTCAGCAGCTGAGACAATTACCCCGACCTCAGCTGTGTTGAATGAAGTATCAA